CAAAAAGCAAAAGAAGCAGCTGCTGCTAGAGAGTTAGCTAAATTACAAGAAGCAGCAAGAGCAGCTGGATTCCAAGGGGACACTAGAACTGATGCCGAAACTTCTTTTGCTTCTTCACAAACTTATGGTGGTGGAGGATCTGGCAGAGACCAGGGTGCGGATACCTTTGATATATAATGGCCAACGAAACGCTATTCACAGATATACTTACGCGATTAAGACCGGGTTTTAAAAATGGTGGAGTTGTTACAACACCTAAAAGAGGTTTAGTAGATGAAGCAGGAAGCTATAGTGGTGAACCAACTAGATTTACTGACGCTCAAAAAAGAATTAAAGCTGCTGAAGCTATAGAAAAATTAATTAAAAAAGAAAAACCTATTTCATTTAAAAATGTTTCTGAAAAAACAAAGGTACCAAAAACCACAGTACAAAGAGTTTATAATCAAAAATTTAAAGGAAAAGGAATATTAAAAAGAAGTAGAAATGCTAAAAAAATTATTCAAGAAATTATTGATAGTGGAATAACAGATGTTGATGAAATAAAAAAAATAGCAAAAGGAACTTACAATGTAAAATTAGCGGATAGAGGAGTTCAACAAGCCGTTAATGTTGCAACTGATTTATCTATTGAAGAATATGAAGACATATTTAGAAAAATGGCTAAAGATAGAACTTATGAACCACCTTTAGATATTAGCGCAAAAGGAAAAGGATTAAGTGCTAATTACAAAAAAGCAAAAGGAAATGTAAAAAAAGAAATTCCTCAACTTCAAAAATTAATAACTCAAAACTCAATTAACCGAAAAAAGATAAAGGCAAAGAAAAAAAGAAAAGCCAACAAAGCACTACAAAATAAATATTTAGCACAAAGACAAATAAGAAGAGATAGAAAAAGATTTAGAGAAAAAGGAAAAATAAAATTAAGTCCAAGAGAAATAAATTTAAACACTCAACAAAGATTTTTATTAAAAGAGGCGAATGATTTAATTAATGAGAATCCACAAGAGCTTTTAAAAGATAAAAAACTTTTAGATAAAATTTCTTTTAGAGTTGATAATGAAGGAAATATTTATAAGTCTTCACCTGATTTAAAATCAGTGTTAAACCCTAGAGATGACTCAAGATTTTTTCACTTGTCTCATGCTAGAAGAGCAGAGCTAGGAACAGAACTTACGGATTCACCTATAAACAGATTTGCAAGTACATTTAATCAAAACAATGAATTTATAAAAGACGCTGAAAAATTTATAGAAAGCAATCCTAAAGATCCTAAAGTTAAAAACATAATTAAAAAAGCAGAAGAATTAAAATTAACTTTAAGACCTGATGTTCCAGAAGGGACATTTAAAAATAAATATTTAGGATATACAAAAGATTTAGATAAACCAGTTGGTAAAATTAAAACTGTTATAAATAAATATATGCCAAAAGGTTTAAAATCAAAATTAAGCACAGTAGCAAAAGTTGCAAAAATTATTGGAAAGCCAATAACTAGAACAGCGGGAGCTGTTATACCTGTTGTTGGCCCAGCTATGGTAGGATTGGGCGCATATGATGTAGCAAAGGCTGCTGAACAAGGAGCAACAGGACCAGTAGAGTCTGCACTTGCATATGGCTTTGGACCCGAAGCTGCAGTAGGTTTAATGAATTTAAAAGCTAAAGCTCAAAGAGGTGAGTTACCTAATCTAGCTGATGAAACTGACTTTACTTCTTTTCGTAATGGGGGTATAGTTGCTGTCAAAGGTGTAAATAAATTAACAGGAAAGAGATATGGTAGATAGTATAGATAAGTCATTACCCAATACAGTTGAAGAAGTTAAAGATACAGAGTTTCAAGAAAAAGAAGTAGCTGTTCCCGGTTCAGAAGAAGTTATTACAACAGACACAAGTGAAGTTGTTATGGATGAAACTGGAGGAGCAGAAGTTACTTTTGATCCTACAACTAGTACAGATAGAAGCACAGATGGTCACTTTGCAAATTTAGCAGAAGATATGTCTGATGGTGAGTTAGAATCTTTAGGTTCAACTCTTTTTGATCAATACACAGAGTACAAAGAATCAAGAGCAGATTGGGAACAATCTTATAGAGAAGGTTTAGAATTATTAGGTTTCAAATACGAGAGAAGAACAGAACCCTTCAAAGGTGCGTCAGGTGTTAATCACCCTGTACTAGCTGAAGCGGTTACACAATTTCAAGCAACAGCTTACAAAGAATTATTACCAAGTGATGGTCCAGTTAGAACACAAATTTTAGGTGCTATCAATGTTGAAAAAGAAGAACAATCTAAACGTGTTAAAAATTTTATGAATTATCAACTTATGGATAAGATGAAAGAATATGAACCAGAGTTTGATCAAATGCTTTTCTATCTACCCCTGTCCGGTTCTACTTTTAAGAAAGTTTATTATGACGATCTTTTAGGTAGAGCCGTATCTAAATTTGTACCGGCAGAAGATTTAATTGTACCTTATTCAGCAACATCATTAGATGACACAGATGCTATTGTACATGTCATTAAAATTTCTGCTAATGAATTAAGAAAACAACAAGTTGCAGGTTTTTATAGAGATGTAGAATTAGGAGAACCTCCTGTAACATCAAATGAATTATCAGATAAAAAATTAGAACTAGAAGGTATTACAAAAGATGGTCAAGAAGATCAGTATACACTTTTTGAAATGCACACTAATTTAGATTTAGAAGGTTATGAAGATGTTAATCAAGATGGGGAACCTACAGGAATTAAATTACCTTACATTGTAACGTTTGCAGAAAACAATCAAACTGTTTTATCCATTAGAAGAAACTATCAAGCAACAGATCCAATGAAAAAGAAAATAGATTATTTTGTGCAATTTAAATTTTTACCTGGAACTGGTTTTTATGGTTTTGGTTTAATACATATGATTGGTGGTTTAACTAGAACTGCAACTGCAGCTTTAAGACAATTATTAGATGCAGGTACATTAGCTAACTTACCAGCTGGTTTTAAAACTAGAGGATTAAGAATTAGAGATGATGCACAACCTTTACAACCTGGAGAGTTTAGAGATGTAGATGCACCTGGTGGAAACATCAGAGATCAGTTTATGCAATTACCATTTAAAGGACCGGATCAAACATTACTTTCATTAATGGGTATAGTTGTTCAAGCAGGCCAACGCTTCGCGTCTATCGCAGACTCACAAGTAGGCGATATGAACCAACAAGCTGCCGTGGGTACAACGGTTGCATTATTAGAACGTGGTTCACGTGTAATGTCAGCGATTCACAAAAGATTATATGTTGGTTTAAAACAAGAATTCAAATTATTAGCAGAAGTTTTTAAAACTTATTTACCAGCTGTATATCCATACGATGTTGTTGGAGCTACAAGAAATATTAAAGTCCAAGACTTTGATGATAGAATAGATATTATACCCGTAGCTGATCCAAACATATTTTCTCAAACACAAAGAATATCTATGGCTCAAACACAATTACAACTAGCTCAAACTAATCCACAAATACACGATCTATATCAAGCATACAGATCTATGTATGATGCAATCGGTGTTAAAAATATAAATGCAATTTTACCACCACCAGCACAACCAACTCCTATTGATCCTTCACTTGAAGAAATTGCTGCAATGGGTATGAAACCTTTTCAAGCTTTTCCAGGTCAAGATCACAAAGCTCACATTGATTCACACTTAAATTTTATGCAATCTAATATGGTACAAAATTCACCATCTGTTATGGCTGCGTTACAGAAAAATATTCTAGAGAGAATTAGTTTAATGGCTCAAGAACAGATTCAATTAGAATTTTCTCAAGAATTAATGCAAGCACAACAAATGCAAATGATGTTACAACAAAATCCACAGAACCCACAGTTGATTGCGCAAGCTCAAGCACTAACAAATAAGATTAATGCAAGAAAAGCACAATTGATTGCTGAAATGACTAAAGAATATATGGATGAAGAACAAAAAATTATGGGTGAGTACAGTGGTGATCCATTAATTAAGTTAAAAGCAAGAGAAGTTGACTTAAGAGCTAAAGAAAATGAGAGAAAAGCTAAAGATGATCAAGAGAGAATTGATTTAGACACTGCAAAAGCACTTATGAATCAAGAAAATCAAGAAGATAAGCTTATTCAAAATGAAAAACTAGCAAAATTAAGAGCAAGTGTGTCATTAGCTAAACAAGGCATGGCAGACAAGAGTAAAATTCACGATTTCGGTAGAAATTTTGGAAAAAAATAGATATAATTAATACAAGGAGATAAATATGAGTAAAGATTGGCAAAGAGGTTCAACATTCATGAACAAAGACGTTAAGATCGAAAAAGAACTTGGCGTTGGCAAAGATGGTTACCAAACAGGTGGTGTTACTATCGAAGCTACTGATCCATCAACATCACAAACAGTAGATGTTAAAGGAACAAGAAGAATGAGAGCTGATAAAAAACCAGTAAAAGCTACTTGGTACTAATATGTGGTTTTCGGCAATTAAATTAGCCGTTTCTGCGGGAAGTAAAATTTATTCTAACCGTCAGAAAGCAAAAGTGGCAATGTCTGATGCACAATTGTTGCATGCAGAAAAACAAGCTCGCGGTGAAGAAGCTTACCAAGGTAAACTTTTAGAGGCGAGACAAAACGATTATAAAGACGAATTCGTGCTCGGAATATTGAGCGCACCGATTATTGTACTGGCATGGGCAGTAATATCGGACGACCCAACTGCGATGGACAAGGTAAATACATTCTTTGAACATTTTAGTAACCTGCCGAAATGGTTCACAAATTTATGGATACTTGTAGTTGCAAGTATTTTTGGTATAAAGGGAACTCAAATATTTAAAGGAGGAAAAAAATAATGGCAAATAGAAGATATAACACACAAGTTGCTCAACCAAGAGGAGCAGACAGAGTAAAAAAAGCTGGCGGCGGTATGGGTGGCAGATCTGGACCGATGATGTATTCACGTGGACAAGGTGTAAACATGAGATCTAAAAGAGTACCTACTGAACTTATGGACAGAGGCGCAATGAAAAAAGGCGGCAAAGTTGGTAAGAAGAAACAAGGTTACAACGCTAGAAAAGATGAATCTATTGCTATGAGAATCAAAAAGAAAAGAACTAAAAAACAATTAGTTGCTTCTCGAAATGAGTCTTATGGTAAATTTGGATCTAAAGCTAAAAAATCTGGCAAAATTAATAAATAAAGATTTGTTATGGCAAAAAAATATGGAATACAATTAAGAGGATTAGGTAGAGCACTTAAACCAAAAGGTCCAGGTGTTTTAAGACCTAAACCTACAGATAGATATGGCCAACAAATGAAACCAAAACCAATTAGACCTGGTAAAAAAGATGGTGGCAAAGTTAAAAAATTTCCTGACTTAACTGGTGATGGTAAAGTAACTAGAGCTGACGTTTTAAAAGGCAGAGGTGTCTTTAAAAAAGGTGGTTCAAGCAATTATCACACTACTAAAGATGGACGTAGAGTTAAAAAAGGTTTGTACTACTATATGAACAGAGCTAAAAAACTTGGCAAAAGTAAACCAGGCAAAGGATCTGTTTCAGACAAAGCTTTAAAAAGATCAGCTAAAACTGCTAAAAAATAAATTATGAGAAAACAGGATAATATGCCTGCAAGGAATAAAAAAAATTTCAGACCTACAAAGTCTGGAGCAGGAATGACCCGAGCCGGTGTCGCTTCCTATAGAAGAAAAAATCCCGGTTCTAAATTAAAAACAGCCGTGACTGGTAAAGTGAAAAAAGGGTCAAAAGCTGCAAACCGACGTAAGTCGTACTGTGCAAGAAGCGCAGGTCAAATGAAGAAATTCCCAAATGCAGCTAAAGATCCTAATTCTAGACTACGTCAGGCTAGAAAAAGGTGGAAATGTTAATTGAAGCATTAGTAAAAAGATACGAAGCACAAATCGCAGAAGCAGAAGCAACATTAGAAATATATCTAGATCATTCAGTAGGTATTGGAGAACATCCTCAACACCTTGATGAAATGGATAAACTATTTGAAAAAATAGCAACTGCTAAAGAAAAATTAGAAACACTAGAACCTTACAGAGGAGAAGAATAATGGACGATCTATTAATAATTGACAAATTAAAAAAAATTACAAAAAACACGCTTGAAAATATATCAACGGCAATGATGTCGGGAAATGTTGACAGCATGGAAAAATACAAGTATATGTTAGGACAGGCACATGCCTACAGATTAATACTACAGGAAATCTCTAACCTGCTAAACCATAAGGAGCAAAAAGATGAGCAAGGAAACGTTATCGACATCGGAACCAAAAAAGACGGAAACTCCGAAACACATTAATGCTTTAGAAGAAAAGTATAAAGAAGAAGCAACACAAGAACCCCACGCAAAAAGACTACACTCTGATAATATTAGAGAGACAGTTAAAGAATTACCTAAACCTGTTGGGTTTAGAATTTTAGTTTTACCTTTTACACCAAAAGAAAAAACTAAAGGTGGTATTTTATTTTCACAAGAACAATTAGATAAAGCTAGAATTTCAACAACATGTGGTTATGTTTTGGAACTAGGAGATTTAGCATACAAGGATAAAGATAAGTATAATGAACCTTGGTGCAAAAAAGGAGATTGGGTTATCTTTGCTCGTTATGCGGGTTCAAGATTACCAATTGAAGGCGGAGAAGTGCGACTACTAAACGATGATGAAGTTTTGGGTACGATAAGTGATCCAGAATCGATTCTTCATTACATTTAACATAGGAAGGAACTATGCAAGAAGAAAACAAAAAAGTGTCTGATGATTTAATTGACGTTGGTGAAACAACTGGCGCAGAAATTAATTTAGATGATAAAGGTGAACCGGAAAAAGTCGAAGCACCTCAAGAAGAACAAGTTGAAGTTGAACAGGTAGAACAACCTGTTGAAACTAAAACAGAAGAAAAAAAAGATGAGTTAAAAGAATATAGTGATGGAGTTCAAAAAAGAATTTCTAAACTTACTCGTAAAATGAGAGAAGCTGAAAGACAAAGAGAAGAAGCTTTGACATTTGCTGAATCAGTAAAAAGAGATAAAGAAGCTTTAGAAACTAGATTTTCTAAACTTGATAAATCTTATGTTTCAGAGTTTGAAAGTAGAGTCACAACAAATATGACTGCTGCAAGACAAGCTTTAAAAACATCTATTGAAGCAGGAGATGTTGATGGTCAAGTAGCTGCACAGGAACAAATCGCAAGATTAAATGCTGATGCAATTAGACTATCTTCACTTAAAGCTATGGAAGAAGAAGCACCTAAAAAGGTTAATATCACACCTCAAAGACAAGTTTATCAACCAAACGTACGTCCACAAACGGATGAAAAAGCAGAAGATTGGGCAGCTAGTAATAGTTGGTTTGGTAATGATTCAGCTATGACTTATACGGCTTTTGATATCCATAAAACATTGGTAGAAAAAGAAGGATATGATCCTAAATCTGACGAATACTATGCAGAAGTTGATAAAAGAATAAGACTTGAATTTCCGCAGAAATTTGATAAGATGGATGGTACAACTACAGAAAGAGCAAAACCTGCTCAAAATGTAGCTTCGGCCAAACGTTCAGCCCCACAAGGACGCAAAAAGACTGTGAAACTCTCGCC